CCGAAAAATGTTGACGGGGGGCGGCGCCCCCCCCCCCCCCCCCCCCCCCGTTAAGGCGGTTTCATCTTACCGCGGCGGCTCACTGAATCCAGTGAGGGCTCACTGACCCAGTGAGGGGGGGCAAAAAAGTTGACGGCCCAGTTTTGCCCTCTGCCGGACCTCGTGTGAAGTTGCCAAAAGAGGTTTCATCACACAACAGTATGTCCGCCCGAGTATCAGCACCCGCACCCGCAAAGGCCGAAGCAGTTATCGCGTTGGGCCTCAGCAGTATTGACGTTATGTTTGCGTTCGTCGCACTCCAGTCAGTTGATAGGGTGTATAGTGGCACAGACCCCTCCATTATCGCGGCGCTCAAGGACTGGGAAAGGGCCGTGCCTATCATCAAGCGGCTGCTGGGTTACAACCTCAACGACGCTGGCGTATGGGACGACGCGGCGATGTCTCTGGATAAGGTGACTCAGTCTACGTGGAACGCGGTTGGGCACCACGTGCTCAGAATCATATCACTGGACCCGTTCGGCGCACTCAAGGTCATATTCAACAAACTGGATGACCTTGTAGATACCGACAGTTCCGTCTACAAGGGCCAGAATGAGGACCACTACCTCACCGGCTGCGATATGGCCAAGCACCAGCACGAGGTATGGACAGAGGTGCGCGATTTGATTCAGAAGGCCAAGGCCCTCGCCGAGGCTGGCATACTGGACCAGCGCCGCGTCAAGTTCTCGTGTGTGGTTACGCGAGTATGAATAATGTATAACATAATGTAGAATGGGCGGCGTTAAGCGACTTCCTATACGAAACCCAAAACAATACAAAAAGGCGAGGGAGGACCTCATTTTGGTCCTACAGAATACAACGATACCGAAGATAGCGAAGTCACACGTTGATAAGCACGGTAAGATGGTGCGGCAGAGGGATATGGTTATCGGCAGCATAGGGCGCACGGTGACTTTTGGTTATGGCAAAACGCGCACGAAGGGTTATGCTCAGTTCGCGGCCAACGCCAAGTATCCAGAGTTGTTGGATGCGTTAGTAGAGTTCGGCAACCGATGTGTCCCCCGAGGTTTTTTCTATAACGTCATAACGCTCAACTACGGTGTTAAGGCCAAAAAGCACGTAGACTCTGTGAATGTAGGTGAGTCGGTCATTGTAGGCATCGGCGATTATACGGGTGGCAACCTCTTTGTGTATAGCCCAGACAGCAGCGAAAAAAAGTCAGTGGACATCCACGACCATCCTCTTATGTTTAACGGTGCCGTATATCCGCATCAGACGGATTCATTTGAGGGCGACCGTTGGACAATAATATATTACAAGCAGCACGGTGGAGAGATACCCATTACGGGTCATAAGACTGTAGGACTGGGTCACGGCGAAGAGGATGAGCCGTCAGTGGAGGGCGGCGTTATGGGCTGAACTCGGCGTAGCGGTAGCAAGCCGTAGTCCGGTAACTCTCGTGCTTAGCAATGTAGTCATTACACATAGCGACGCGGCCCCGTTGGTGTTCAGCCAACGGGGTCCCAATGGTCCTTTCAAGCCATCCTTGCTCTACGGCCAACTCCTTTTTCCAGAACGCGATATTCTGGACGGCCACTTCGTATTGCTCAATCGCGTCCCGCTGGTCCTCCGTCATAGCACGCAGCACTCGGCGTTCGCGGTTACAGCAGCATACTTGCTTGCTCCAGTAGTTCAACATCTTCAGTGCTATGTTGAGCGATATGGTGTCGCGCAGCGTGCTGTCAATCGTAGTATCACTCATCTTTGCTGTCATCAGCACGGTCTGAGTGGGTCGGCTGGACCCCCGTCAACTTTTTTGCCTCCTCCTTCGCCCGCTCCTTAAGGTTGGCGTGGAGCGATTTGAGGCAGTAGAACACATAATCTGGCAATACCTCCTTGTCGGTGATAACGCCATCACGGCTCAGATACTGTCGCAGCCCAATCCACATTTCATTTTGGGTAAGCCGGAACACATTATCCAAGTGCTTGTCGTCCGTTATGATATCGCTGAGTTTCGCAGTTCGGGTGGCCATCGTGCTGTCCGCCAACCCCGGCCAACCGGCCGTCACCTTTTTTGTTGGGTGGGGGCAAAGTTGACGCTCCCCCCCGGCCCCCGGCCAGACCTCAAAATGGCTGACCCCACTGCTCTCTCACCCATAACAGAGAGGATGCCACCCATACTCGTTTCGCACGGTCTCAACAAGACTGACCGACAGTATGACGAGGTAGCGGTTAGCGACATTGAAACGTATCTCAAGATGCGCACGGATTGTTATGAGCGCACCGTGCCGACCGAACACGACCCAAAGCGCATATACAACCGTGTATACATTGATGTGGATGGTAAGCCGGAGCCAGACATACTCAAGCACGACTTCAACACGCTCCACGACAACATCTGCGACGCGCTCAACTTTGCGATTGACGACGATGTCTGTATTATGACTGCGTCACAGTGGCCGAGCAAACTGTCATACCGCATCCACTACACCAAGCGGCACGGGACGAAGGCGGCCATCAAGCATTATGCTGAGACGGTTGTGTATCCCAAGTTGGCGGAGGCTCTATCTGCGTTTGCTCCGCTGACGTGGGGTAAGCCAGAGGACGAGACTGTGCGATACCTCAACATTGACAAGGGGCTATACGGTGCGAACCGTAAGATGCGGATGGTGTGGCAGAGCAAGGACGGCGAGAAGCGTCCGCTCCGTATGGTGGATGGCACGCGTAGTGTGGAGGATACGCTCATTACCTACATTCCCGCAGACTCTGAACTCATACCAGAGCCAGAGGCGGTCGCGCCGCCACTGACGGCACTGGACCCCTCAGAGAACGTCATTGTTATCAAGGAGGAGAACGATGGCGACCTCATAGCGAAACTGTTATCCAAACTCGCGCTCAAGCGTTGTAACGACCACGACGACTGGGTGCGTGCGGGCATCATATGTTTCAACGAGGGTGTGCCGCTCAAGGTATGGGATGACTGGTCCAAGAAGGGCAGCGGATACAGAGCCGGTGAGTGTGCCAAGCGATGGAAGTCATTCAAGCGCGGCAACATATCTCAAGCGACTCTGTGGCGGTGGCTGCGTGAGGACAACCCAACCGCGTTTGAGGCGCTACGCGGTGAGCGGGAGGACATATGGCGACTGATGAGCAATCCATCACACGCCGAGACCGCCCGTTTCTTTTATAACATCAAGCCAGAAGCCTACATATACAATGAGTCGTTGTTGTGGTTTCAGTTGATGCCGACGGGTGTATGGAAGCACTACGAGAAGATACCGAGCGGGCTGAAGTTTGATATCTATCAGACTATGGCGGCGGTGGCGAAGGATGCGTGGGCGACGCTGGACCCTACGACACAAGACCCCGTATTGAAGGAGCGCAACGAAGGCCGCACGAAGGCGGTCAAGTCATTCTCCAAGTTTGTATCCACGAGTTTCCAAGTGGATGGCATTATGGCGTTTCTCTCATCACTCTACAACGATGATGATTTGCCTAAGAAGATGGACGAGAGCCGTCATCTGTTCGCATTCCGTAACGCGGTTGTGGATTTGGACAAGGGCGGCGAGGTCCGCCCCATACGTCCATCAGACTATGTATCACTCCACACTGGCTACGATTATCCAGCGGAGCCGTCGGAGGAGGCGTTCAAGCGACTGAGCGACATACTCTACTCCATCTGGGAGGACGCAGAGATACTCTCCTATGTTCTCAAGACTATGGCGACGTGTCTCCACGGCGTGCGCAAGTTTGAGCGGTTCTACGTATGGACCGGCCGTGGCGGCAACGGTAAGTCGCTGCTGGGCGACCTCACCAAGCGCGCGTTCGGCGATTACTTCTCGTCCATACCGCATTCGTGTCTGACCAAGACCAGCGACAAGAAGGACGCGACCAACTCATCTATTGCGACCATCAAGGGCAAGCGGTTCATACAAGCGACCGAGCCAGAGAGCGAGGACAAACTACAAGTCGGCACTATCAAGGAGTTGACGGGTGGCGAGGAGGTCATCGCGCGGCAACTATACCGTGCGCCGGTCACGTTCGTGCCGCAAGGCGGTCTGTTCCTACAGACCAACAACATACCCAAACTCAATAGGCCAGACGGTGGCATTCAGCGACGTATGCGCGTTGTTGGCTTCCCGTTCCAGTTTGTAGATGAGTGCGTAGAGGAGAACCACAGACCTATAGATGTGGACTTAAAGGACCTCATCAACTCCAGCGACGAGTTGCGTGCGGCGTTTATTCATTCCCTCATCAAGATATTCCCTACGATTGGGCCGCTCACTGAGCCGAAGGCCATCAAGGAGTTAACGAGCGATTATATGGACTCCAACAACCCCGTCAAGGACTGGATAGCCGAGCATTACAAGACTGGGCTGGACATCAACGACAAGCGATACTGGATTGAGAGTGGCGAGTTGCGCCGCAAGTTCTGTTCTGACACGAGTATGGCTGAGTCTGCTATGTCATCGGACAAGTTCAAGGGCTATATGCTGCTGTTGGGTGTTCAACAGAAGCGTATGGGCAACAAGTTCAGTAGTCAAGTATGGGATGAGTTCTCCAAGACGTGGATAGACGCAGACAGAAAGTCTGGTATGTTCTGGATGGGTATTGCTCGTCAAGCGGCGTGTGAGGCGTGAGGGCCATTCCGCAAACTTTCTCTGGGTGAGTGGATTTGTCCATTCATTGGACCACTTTGCGTTTTGGCTCTCACGCCCTTCATTCACATTTTCTCAGCAATAGGTATATGAGTCTCCCAGTGTTCGGCAACCAGATACATCCGTTTCGGCAGACGGAGATTATGCGGCCGGCGGCTCACCGGCCCGGTCAGCCTATGCCAGCGCCAATGGCCCCTCTGCCAGCCAGTGCGGCACTGGCTTCTCTGCCAGTTATGTCGTTCCCCGCGTCGGGGCCGCCGTATAATCCACAGTGGGCCGCCGCCGCTGCGGCTCCTATCGGACTGTCACTGGGATTGCCACAGTTTACAGCGCCAACTATGGATGCTGCGCGTGGGCCGGGGCGGTAAATAACTACAAAAAGGCAAATAATACCAGATTATATATACATTTTGTCTATATTATCGGTAAATAAGTCCATTTAGTGCTTACTTAAGGGTAAAAATACCGGTATTTTTACCCTTAAGTAAGCCCATTTTGTATATTATTACCACTATTTGTTGTATTTTGTGTATATAATCGTGTAAAAAAAGTTCCTTTGTTTTTTGACCAAAGTTGAAGGGTCATTTTTGACTGCTCTCACCCAATCAACGATGCCATCATTTCCTAAGTGGGCCACTGCCAAACAGATTGAAGAGACGACTGAGTATCTACTGAATAACTTTGAGGGCGACATCAAGGTGCCGCAGTATATGGTATGGCCAGACACTGTGGTGCCGTTTGAAGTCATACCTTGGGGGGACTTCCACGGCGATACCTATAGAATAACTGAGGACAGTTATGACTTGGCGGGCAAGGTGCTGAAGCAGTGGTTCCCATACATTAAGCAGAGCGGCATATGGATTCGGGCCATCGTTGATAAGGTCGTCCACGATGCCAATCATAAGACCCCTCGCACTTGCTGCCTATGCCACGGGACATACTTCGGCAACGGTTGGAGTCCGTGGCCCATTATAGGGACGACTCAAGTAGGGTATGGCCCTCGCGCTTGCGACAAGTGTAACGTTGATGTTGTTATGCCCGCACGCAAAACACATCCAAAAATCGTCGTTGAAAAAGTTTGTGAGGGGGCGGACAAAAGTTGACGCACCCAATCCCCCCCTCCGACCACCGCACGATGACCTCCAAAAATACCACCAAAGAGTCCCTCACGAACCTCGCCGCTGATGGCCGCACTGCGTTGGACGGCACTGTCCGCGACAGTGACCTACTGCGTAGCGTCCCTCTGTCGCCCGTAGCCGTTGATAAGGTGTTTGACTCCATAACCCAGCACACGAAGCAATACTTCGCGATGCGGCTGGAGGATACCTTCAAGGGTAAGTTCCACCCCACGCGGGTGGCTACGTTCAAGGACGCGATGCGCCACTACAACCTCTTCCTACGCAAGCGCGCACCCATCACCATCTCCAAGATTAAGGCCACTGCCGCTGACTCCGTCGGCGTTGGTATGATGCCGTTTATGTATCACATCGGCGGCCACGCTACGGATGCCGATGCTGAACTATTCAATAACCAGTGGACCGAGGGCGGAATCAACGCCGGGCTTAATGAGCGCTTCGGCGTTATGTTCGCCCCGGAGTGTATGTGGGTGGCTGAGCATCCGAATATCATTATGCTGTCCGTCAACGTGTTCACTAAGAGTTGAGGTTGTTTCCCCGAATAAATATACCCGGCATCTGTAAAGATGTCCACTGTCAAAGTCTCTGAATATATGCTTGCCCTCACCAAAGAACTCGTAGATACAAAAAAAGTCGCTGATAGCACCGCCGCCGCATACGTCCGGTCATTATACATTCTCAATGGAAAGAAACCGTTCAAAACACTCACATTTTTGAAGAAGGTGGAGGATATTGACAAGATAGTCGCTGAGTATGCCGAGAACACCCAGAAGGCACTCTATACGGCCATCACCTCTGTTTTGTCTCTGGTCAAGGATAAGCCCTCCTACAAGAAGGTCTACGGTGAGTATTATGATAAGATGATGGGCAAGGCCAAGGAAATACGCAGCACAACGGACACCGCCGAGAAGACCGAGAAGGAGGAGGCCAACTGGATTACGTGGGAGGACATCACTAAGCGTATGAATGAACTCAAGGAGGATGTAAGTAAGTTCGCCGTGGCTAAGCATATCTCCCCCGAGCAGTTTGATGTTTTGCTCAAGTATGCGGTGCTGTCGCTCTACACTGATACTCAGCCTCGCCGCAACCAAGACTATATGGATATGTTCGTTGTCCGTAAGTTCACTGAGGAGTTACCCAAGGATGCCAACTACCTCGTATTGGATGGACGCACCCCCAAGGAGTTCGTCTTCAATAAATACAAGACCGCCAAGACGTATGGCCAGCAGCGGCTGCCCGTCCCAGAGGCACTCGCGGCGGTTCTGTCGGTCTATCTGAAGCACCACCCACTCAACAAGGGCAACAAGAAGGCTACCCCGTCGTTCCGGTTCCTCGTCAATGCCGATGGCAGCCCCCTCGCCGCCGTTAATGCTATCACTCGCATACTCAATAAGACCCTCGGTAAGAAGGTGGGCAGTTCAATGCTCCGCCATATATTTTTGAGTTCTAAATACGATATTACGGAGATGAATAAGGATGCTAATGCTATGGCACACTCTGTGGAGGAACAGAAGCGATATCTCAAAGGGTCCGGTGAAAACCCCTCTTTGGAGATAGTGGACATCACACAATAGTTTTCTAATACACTGTTAGATATGGCATACCTCGCACCGATGGCTGCCCAAGAGCGGGCAATGTTACAATGGATTCTGCGTCATCCTAATGTCCTTGAACACCAGCACGGTCGGCCGGGATATTCCGAGCCGCCAGAGGTCTCAGCCGCAAGGCGTGGACACCGAGCCGCACACAATGCGAGGGCAATAAGTATCGCCAATAGAGCCATTGATGAACGCAACGCGAGGGCGGAGCCACAGTCAACATTTATGACTGCTGAGGGGTATACTGGCTTCGGTAATGCCAAGGAAGCGATGAAGCACATTCGGCATTATCGCAAACTGCTAAAGAAGATGAAGCGTCACGACCACGTAGATGTATGTGACGGGATAATGACGCATCTGCGTGGCGGTGGCAAACTGGAAGGCTCTGGCATATGGGATGTCATTAAGCATTATGCCAGCAAACTCGGCGAATATATTGCCCCGAGGCGGGGTGCGCCAAAGGAAGACTGGGAAGCGTTGGGCGCACACGCTCGGCGAGGTAAGCAAGAACGGGCGGCCGAGATTGCCGACGACGCAGCGACCCTACAGTATTTACGTGACGAGAACGCGAGGAAGCAGAAGGCGCGACGCGAGCGCGAAGCGGCCTCAGCAGCCGCTCACGATAAACGGATGGCAGAGATTCGCAACACTCCCTATAACTTATAATGTATGTCCATTGTGAGGGGCGTGAGGGCCAAAACGCAAACCCCCCCAACCATCCGGCTCTTGACCACCCATTGCGCAGTTTGGAGATTTGGCCCTCACACCTCTCACATCCACTATTAATATCACATATTAGTAGTAGATATGTCAAGTCGTCTCCCACCTATAGAAGAAGGCCACCTCCAGTCAGATGCTCTGAACCGCGCAAAGATGCGCAGAAGAATACCCGCTGCCGGTGGCCCAGACCCCGCAGAGGCTACAGAGGATGAGGTGGAAGCGATGATGCGCGAACTGGCCGGTGCCACCGGTCTGATGATTATGCCTCCAATGGCTCCGCCAACTTCACTCACAAGTATGTTGGACGCAGCGGGGTTGCGCGCACTGGACCCGAGTAATAGATGGGGGCCGTCTAACTTACCTCTTCTGCCTCCCGCTCCAGAACACCAGCACCCAAATGCCGGCCTCGCAACTGACGCAAGGCACTATGTATCTATGATGCCACCCCGCTTAGTAGTAGAGAGGGAAAGCACGACTGTCCCCGGCGCAATAAGAAGAACAGTAATATACCCAGAACCGCAAGTCCCACCGGACGCGCGTTTTGCGGGGCCAGTAGCAGCACCCGCACCAGAACCAGCACGCGGCCCACCAGCACGGGCTACTATTAACACTGCCCCTCTGTTGCCGCCTATTAGACCACCTCTCTCCGCTCCTCGCTATCCGCCCGGCCCAGCACCACCGGGGTCGCCACCTACACTCGTCCGTAGCAGTGTCCCCACGCTACCGGCTATTGGCCGCGGCAAGAAAGGAGCCAAGCCTCGCGGTATGCGCTGGATAGACGCTCTGCGTCACTGGAACGCCCACCATAAGACCGTCAACCCAAAGCACGTATGGATGACCCCGCGCAAAGGCACGCCAGAACACGCAGAGGTCAAGGCTATTATGGACCACTACAAGCCCGCCAATGTCGCTGCCCGCAATGAGTCCCGTCGCGTGACATCCATTGAACAGTTGAAGAAGGCTACGGCTCATATGAAGCCCGGTGTGCGTAAGGACACCTATGTCGCACCGCCCGCACCAGAGCCAGCCCCAGCACCCCGTGGAGCAACAGCATCTGATATCCCCGAAGATGTTGTGAGGTCTCACATACTCCCGTTTACAAAAGGTAAGGAGTTCAACTTGGGCAAGGTGTTTTTTGAAGCGGGTAGTGATTTTCGTCGCCGAGGAATAGGTGTTCTTGTTGTGCTGAAGCAGATAGCCGAAGGTAAGGTTGAGAAGCACCTCTACGAGGCAAGAGCGGGTGAATATCCGAATGCTATGCTACAGACATACGGAGTTAAGCCAACTGATAAATCGGCTATGGATGACCCATTCTTTTTTGTCCGAGAAATGGTTAAAGCAAGTGGCGAATATGTATTGGAGGCTCCCAGTGAAGAGCAGTTGAGGATTCTTCGTAACGGGTTTCCCGACTGGATGACAATAGAGGCGCACCGTCGCAAGGGGAGTATGGGCAGTAAATCCGGTATTCTGGTTGTCACAAGGGTTGAAGGCACTGGACTTAATCTGCGGACAAAGGCGGGCAGAGATGAGATTTTGAAGAGGCAAGATGAAGTCAGTGCTATTGCGCTGGGTTATCTGAAGCGGATTTACGCCAAGGACTACGCGGCGTTTTTCAAGTCGTTAGTGGACAAGGGGGAAAGAAAGAGGGAAGAGTTCGTCGCTAAAAAGGCAGAGGCCCGTGGTGCGTATGATTTCGCCAAGTCAGAGGCAAAGGCAACGTTTGAGCCGTCGGACAACTGGCTCCACATTCTGAAGGCGTTCTTTGGTCCATCTGGAGAAGCAACGGCGACATCCTATTACAAGAGGTTGAAGACGATTGAGAATGGCCGCCGAGCAAAGTTCTGGATACCACGAGGCAAAAATCTACAGATGAAGTGGAGCAGTTAATCAAAACTAATCAACACAGTCTTCTCCTCCCTACGGAAACCGTATGGCGGAGATGAGGTCCTCTTCTCCTTCGCTTTCGTCGCTCTCGGTTTCGTAACTCGCGGTTTCTTCGGTGCCTTCACTTTCAGTTTCGGTTTCGTCGTATCCGGCTCCGTCTCCGTCATCAGCATAGGTAATGACGCTGAAGTTTTCGTATCCGCTTCCATATATATTCTCTGGCGGTATTAATCCAATCTTGGAGATGGGCAGTTCGGCGAGTGCGTTCAACGTCTTGGGCGTAAGTTTCTTGTAGGCATCGTTCGCCAGCACGTTCATACGCAGAAACGTCTTGAATGTATCCGTCACGTGCTTATCCGCCAGCCACACATTTATCTGGCTCAGCACTTGCCGGGCGATTCGGCGTTTATACTTGTCACGCATCGCGGCCCGTTCCGCCTCCACCGCCTCGGGGTGGGCAGCCAGATAGGCCCGACGCTCCTCGCGACGCTTCGCATCCCGCACCCGCATCTTCTCACACAGTTCCACACGGTGCTTGTCATAGTATCGCTTGTAGGCGGCGCTGCCCTTCTTCTTCGGGGGTTCCATTCTATATGGTGGGTAGAGAGTTTATTAACCCCCGTCAACTTTGGTCCGTGAAGTCCGTGAGAGCCATTTCGCAAACTTGTTGGGGGTGGTGGGTTTGGCCGTTCCATTGGGACACTTTCCGTTTTGGCTCTCACGCCTTTCACAGCCAAGAAAATACCTCCAGAGAGTATAGATGGCAGACAGAGATTTCTACTCCCACGGTGATAACCGTGGGATAGAAGAGCGTATTATGGCACGTGCTGCCCCGGCTTTTGCCGACGCGGCGATAGAGAGGATGGAGGCTGAGGATAGAGAGGCACCACACGTAATAGAAGCAGTGAGAGGGTTATTCCACGTTCACACAGTGGCCTCTGCTGAGTTGGCGAGACAGTATGCGGCTATGGCGGAAGCGGATAGAATGGCAGCGGAAGAAGCGGCGGCTGCTGAGGGTTTGAGAGGTATAGAAGATACGTTTAACCGCCAGACGGCTATAGCGATAATGGCACACGCCCCTCCACTGCCTATACCAGCCGCCGCTGCCCCCGCATACGTATCAGAACAGCAGCGCGCCGCCGCTGTAGCCGCCGCTCTTGCGGCATATCCACCGCCCGGTGGCCCTCCGCCAGACCACAGAGCAGCAGACGCACTTATTGAGCAGCAGCGCGGAAGAGGCAGACGGCTCCGAGGTGGAGCATTGCCCACCATCCAGCAGCGTAACATCATCAAAGCAGAAGTGGCTCGCGCATACGGCACAAACCAGCACCCGAAAAACGTAATGAGCAGCCCCGTCACTTACAGCAAAGCCCACGATAGGCCGATAGTCAAGCAGTTTACCCGCGATGTGTTTGTAAACCATCACTTTGACGACCCCGACAATAGTTTTGTTGCCAATGGGTTCGCTAACGCGATAACATCCAATGTGATGGATGCTGCCGGCGCACAAGCATAAAATATCAGCAACCTATATAGATGCCCTACAAACTCCGCAAAGCCCCAAAACGCGATTTGTATTGGGTCGTTGCCGAAGACGGCAAACATATGAGCAAAGAACCATTACCCAAGGAACGCGCACAAGCACAGATGCGCGCCCTATATGCGGCCCACAATAACAAAATGAAAGGCGGGGTTAGACCCATACCCATTGACTTACCATTTGAAACAAAACCCATTTGGGAACACGATGTCAGACGTAATAGACAAGGCCGTGTGATTGCTACAACATCTCCAATGTGGGATGAACAGTTATTAATGCGTTTTCCAATGCGTGAACCAGCACCCCGTCCGCAGCCAAGTAAAGTGCGCAAAGGCCGTGGACGCAAGTTGAAAGGTGGCGTTCTTACAGCCGAAGAACAGTCGTTGGTGGATAGGTTTGAGAGGGATAGAGCGGCACTGTCTACACCAGAAGTAATGAGAGTGATTGCCATTCTGGAAAGAGAACAAAGAGAGGCAAATGCTCGTCCAGCCGCAGCAGCCCCCGCAGCGAGAGCGGAAACAGCAGCAGAGAGAGAAGCACGGGTGGCCGCTGAGGTTGATAGGATTATCGGCGATAGGGCCAGAGAAAAAGCACACCACGATTCCTTAGAAGAGTTGCGACGGCAGACGTTGGTCACACACGGTGCTACTGAAGGGACGAAACCGGATATGGCTACGGTGAAACATATGGGAGAGCGTGGACCGTATTCTATTTACGGTCTGAGTGACGAGTCAGCGGCGAAGAAGAAGAGCGGTAAGGGTAAGGGTATCCGTATCAAAGGGAAAGGTATGTTTGGTCCAGATGACGATGGACCGACATTTGTGAAAGGCGACCCGCTACCGATGAAGAACGGCGCTGTGGATATGGACGCATTCAGACAGAACGTGGCCAATAATATTGCGCTGACACAGCAAGGTATTAAAGACCTACAAGCCAGTGAAAACGCCGCCGCACAGACCGCCGCCGATAAAGAAGGCTGGGATATTGGAATGAACACTGTCAGTGGCGTATTCTCCGATGTGGCGGATATTGCTGGTATAATACCCGGCTTAGGCCAAGTCGTGTCTCCCCTCGCTGGAGCAGTCGGTGACCTCGCCCAGACATTCAAGTTCGGGTCCGGTAAGCGGCGTTTCCGCGGTGGCGGTCCTATGCCTCCTCGGAGTATCCTCCACCCTATTGCTATGGCTTCGTATGCGGAGGCACGCGGCGGTGCGCCGCCGAAAACTATTGGAGACTGGACCCTTGTGGGTGCTACCCCTACCCTCGCGTTCTACAAACACGACAACACTATTGTTGTGGGTATACGCGGCACTGTGGGGTCTCTGGTCGGAGAAGACTGGCGCGCCAACTACACTATCCCCTTCAACGGTCTCGCCAGCACAAACCGTTTCAAGAAAGACCTCCGTGATATGACAATGTTCCAGACAGAGTATCCCAAGAGCCAGTATGACTACTACGGTGTCGGCCACTCCCTCGGGGGCGCACTGATGGATATATTCATCTCGGACGGCTTCCTCAAAAACGGAGTCAGTTACAACCCCGCTATCCAGCGCAAAGACCTCGGTCGCAACATTCCCAATGAACGCATCTACGACTACAATGACCCACTGTATATGCTGTTTGGCCAGAACGCCAGCGAGAAACCAGAGGTCCGCGCACCCGCTCAGCCCCTCTCTACAACGCGGGCCACACTCGGGTATCTCCATCCCGCCCTTGCCGCAGCGAATGCCGGCGAGTCCTTCCTCAACGCACACGCCCTAACCAACTTTGAGGGTGGCAAAAAAAAAAGCGTTACCAAACGTTGACCCTTCAGTTGAAAGAGGAGGGGCTTACTCCAGCAGCGTATCTCAAAAAGGCTCGCGCCGCCGCCAAACGCCACGGCTATAAAGAGCCGGTGGAGTTTGCCGATGATGGCATACATAAGTTGATGATGAGGTCGCCCGATGGACGCATCCACAAGTTCGGACGTGTGGGCTACGGGGACTTTATTATTTACTCCCATACGGACACTGCCCTCGCAGAGTCCAAACAACGACGGTTCCACGCATCGCACACGAAGATAAAGGGCGACTGGGCAGCGGACCCGTATTCGCCGAATAATCTGGCGCTTCGTATTCTTTGGTGATTACGCAGTAACGACGGGTGCGAACCAGTTGACGTAAGTATTAGCCGGTGGGGTCCCATTCAGAAGCACCGAAATATCAAGGACATCGGCTTGCGTCGCAGCCGCAAAAAACTGCCAAGTGCCACGCACTTCCGCAGAAACGAAGACTGGCGAGTTAACGGGTAGGCCCGGGACGTATATAGCCGTAGTATACGATGTCTCAGCGACCATCTCTGTCCCGGGGAATAGAGCGCGGCCGACTTGAAGATTACCGGTAAACGGTGCCACCAACTGCTGCCAGTTAGCACCAGCGACGGGGGCGGCTGATTCTATGGGCTGATTGACGAGGCACTGAAACGCGGCAAAGACTCCGCCACCAATATCGGACACAACTATGTTGCCGACATTGTATGCGTTTATTGAAGAACCACCAATACCGCTCCAGAATGGCGCAACGGGGAGAGGAGTAAGTCCACTTGTAGGACCAAACGCACCGACCACTTTCTGGCCAGTAATAGTGCCACTGGCCGTTATTGTGGTGGCCGAGAGGTCTGTGACCGTAACGGAGTTTAATGAGATATCTGCCACCGAAAGCGTTTCGGCGACAAGTGTCGTAGCCGTGACAGTAGAACCAATGATGTTACTCGCACGGATATCTGCTCCTTGAAGAACTGAGGTGGCCATTTAATATATGACGTGGTTTTATTTAGACGTGAACGATAAAGTAGCCTATCGCAGTGTTCGCCCCGACAGCAGCAGCACTGGTAATAACGAAACCAGTGCCGGGTGTAATAGCCACAGAAAGAATGCCAGCCACGGGGGGCGGCTGGAGCCACGTCGCAACAACAACAGCATTCGCCGTAAGCAACGTCTGTGCGACTGCGACGGTTGCTTCGGTAGACAACATAGTAGCAATACCAGACTGTGCGGGAGATGTGATGTTTAGCATCGCCGACGCAGTGGCGGGCGCAATGACTGCCACTGCGTCGCCACTACTGGCCGTCAGACTCGCCGCAGAGACTTTTGAAGCGATAACACTGGAGGCGCGGACGGCTGCTCCTTGAAGAACCGGGGTTGCCATCTTATACTTACATATCCGATTTTAAATCTACATCGCGAGGCGGGCGTGAAGTCCGCGTCTACCAGCCCCCGTTCCAGCACCCGTGCCAGCCCCCGTTCCAGCACCCGTGCCAGCACCCGTTCCAGCACCCGTGCCAGCACCCGTGCCAGCACCCATAGCATCCTTAACCATTGACACGGCGTTGCCGAGCGAGCGCATCGCACCACCGACGTAGCGGCTGAGGGCGTTGCGCATACCCATCGGGGCAAGCGGGGCCGAGATAATGTCTTGCTCCGAGAGAACACCCTTGATGATGCGGCTGGAGCCGCGGATAGACTCAAAGAAGCCGCTGTTGGCCGTGATAACGAACAACTGGGGAGACTGGGCAACAGACGACGTATTCTTCAACTGGAGCGAGAACTGGAACGTAAAGTTACCAACCAACGACGGGGCTTGGCCCGTCTGGAGCGTAATGTCTTGCGACGGCTTGAGGACGAGGAAACCACCGACCGTAGGGAGGCGGCCACCACCACCCAGAGCCGACGACCCAACGCCGTAGGGGGCAGCCGAATGAGCATAGCCGCTCCATTCAGCCCAGTCCATATCAAGACCGTTCTTCACCGACATCGCATACAACTCCTCCGTCGTGACGCTGGACAGCAGACCCGAGAAGTTGTCAAAGTTAATGGACAGCGGCGCGGGGTAGCCATCCGCACGCGTGGCCGGCGGGAAATACCAATCGCCTTGCGTCGTATCCACCGCACCATTGCTGTCAAGATACTGCTGCGGCTTGGCGAAGATGATGAAGAGGTCGGGAATCTGGGGGAGCGTAATCGTCTGCGAGATAATCTGGCCAACGGCACCCGGCGCGATAGCGGGGTTCTGATACTGCGTAATGTAACGCGGGAACTCCATATACGGCACAACGGACTTCGGGGGCAGCGGCGTATCCAGCGACGGCGTGAGGAAGACCACGTTGAGGACCGAGCCGGTCCAGCACCCGGTCTGATTGGATGGCGTATACAGAGCAACATTGGAAATGTTGCGGCCGCCTACCGACGACGACCGGAGCAGACGCGACGCATCACGCAAGTTCATAATCAACTGGATGTTGTTGATACCGAAGAGACCCGTGTCCCACTCGTGGCAGTCGGAGAATACAAACGGCGATAGGCATACCTTCTCCGTGCTTGTGAAGCGCAGATACATAGAGAGGAGGTTACCGGCCGCCGCCGCCAGTGCCGCCGGCGTGGAAACGACTTGAGGGGCCGGGGCGGGGTGCGCCGCATTGTAAGCCGCCGCATCCGCATCCGAAAGCCAGCAAGGCTGGCCATTGATAGCAATGTAGCCGAGCGCTACGTTGCTGCCATAGAACAACTGGACAGTGGATACACCCCCCGCGGCGAAGGAGCCGCTGCCGGCAAGGGGAACGCCCAGCGGGTCCGTCCAGACAACGTTGCCGAAAGCACCGTTGGGCATCTCCGCCGAGTCCGTGGCGTTCTGGTAGCCCGCAAGCGGGTTATTCACCGCACCGAAGCAGTCGTTGTAGGACTGATACTTATCAAGCATCGTAGGGCAAGTGCGCTGGAGGCGGTTCTTCTTGTAGTCCGTCAGACGGAGGACCGTCGTAAGGACATCTTGCGAGTTGATGACCGAGGTCGTGTCGTTAATCGTTGCCGTAAGGGTGGCGCAGAGCGAGTTGAGCGGGAAGGGCGCAAGGGCTACATCACGGCCAAGCGTTGCCAACGGGTCACCGGTGGCAAACGCCGCGGACTGGGCCGCCGAGAAACCGAGATTCATAGACACCGAACCCGTGGCCGACCACTCAACGGCGCGGTCAACGAATACGTTCTCACTCGGAACATAGATGTTGAAAGTAAACTGCGAAGAAGAGGCCGCAATCGCTTGGAACGGGGAGTTCGTTAGCGACAGCGCACCCTTCTCAACGGCGTAGCGGGGGCGGCTCTGGACAATGCGCGGGTCAAAGATGGCGACCTTCTCAATATCTCCGGACATCGCTTATACTTTAACAGCCGAATATTTTTGGCGACTCAACTCAGACAAGTGATTTGCCCGCCGCGTCTTTGTGCCGGAACAGTATTTTTATGCTGACGTTACCCAGATTGTAGAGTTGGACGGGATACAACTGGTTATCCAGTCGGTTCTTGAAGAACACTTGGACATCAACGTTCTGTATCTGCGTGTTTTTGGAGGTGCTGAAGTCCGAGAGGCGATACTCGGCGACGGGCGAATAGTAGACGAACTGTCTGTAGGCTTCGGCACCAGACGTAGACGTATCAATCGCGATATCCGTGATAATGCGTGTGAAGGCGTTCTGCGTAGTCTGCGACGAGTATCCCAAGTTGCCGCTGCCGAGGATGACTGGCGCACCCGTAAACTCTGCGTTGAGCGGAAGGAGTTGCGACGTGAAAACCAGAGCAGAGATAGGCGACCACAGAGAGCCAGTGCTTTGATAGTTCTGCGTAGTGACCCAGTAGACTTTGTTGTAAGGCGGGTCCACGTAGGGGGTAGTATTCGTGTTGAGGGCCAGAATATTCTGGTAGAGGTCGTTCGGGAATAACACTTCGTAGGCGTAGCCGTAGGGTGTCTGATTACCCGTTGTCGGCGGCGTGATGATGGCCGGGGTTGTCTGGTAGGGAGTAGGCACGGGTGGGAAAGCCTTGTTGGCCGCCAATGAGCCAGCCCGGAGTAGGAAGGGCGAATACAGTGGGTCTTGCGTGTTCCAGTAAGTCATCGGGAAGTTCGCGAATAGACCCGCCATATTCGTATTCCAGAAGAGTCGGTAGTTACCGTTCGTTATCGGGCCAGCAAAGCCGAGCGCCCACGAGGCACTCACACCCGGCACTGCGCCCGCGGCGGCGGGAGCAATGAGAGACCACGTGGCTCCTCCGTAGGATACCGACGCTGTCTGGAGTAGATTCGGCACCGTTGGGTCCCCAACAAGGCCAACATACGTGTATGTTATCCCCGCGTTCCACGCCGGGACTGGGTTATACTCTTGCGCACCGGGCGTGTTGCCAAACCCATCCACATCACCGAGTATCGTAAAGAGTTTGGTCGTAGGGCTATACGACAACTGCGGTGGCGCAACAAAGGACACAAAGTCCGCCAGCGTAGGATACAGCAGTGAGAAGGAGCCGGCCAGCACATTCGGGACGGCACTCCACGCTTGACCGTAGAGTGCGTAGAGGTCACCCATACACGACGTGAAAACCGCGGTGTAGGGCTGGTTCACTTCGGGCGATAGCGGGTCATACATCGTTTTGTTCCAGAGGTTGACCCAGTGCGTGTAGGTGTTCACCCAGTAGTAGCGGCTCGTGAGGTCTTGAGTGTTACCTCCAGCGGCAGAATAGGACTGCCAAATCGCTGGACTCGCCACCGACGGGCTTTGGCCCGTTATGAGTGTAGGACTCCAGTAAGTTGTATCCAGAGGAGTGATATAGACGGGAGTCAGCCCATTCTGGAATGGATAGTTATTGGGATAGGGAGCGATGAGAGAATACATCGCACTGTTGTAAGCGACAACTGTGCCGACAGCAAAGTATGGCGTGGTCTGAACATAGTCTGGAGGCTGGACTATATAGAAGGGGGCCGCGCCGCTGCCCGTCTGAATATCAATCGCCGCCGCCACAATGTCGCCTAACGCATACGAAGCAGTAGCACCATAGAGGCCTCTGTAACCCGGAGCAGCCATTGACTTCGGCAGAGGAGCCAGAGTGGGGTTCTGGTTCTCCGGCACATACTGGATGGCGCGCTGCGGGGGTGCTATCGTGAGCGGCGTGGCCACGTAGTTACCGAGATAGGTCTGTATCCAACCCTCCGCCGCTGTCGGTAGCGTGCCGGCGGGAAAGCCGCCCACAGCAGTATAGTTGAGTCCGAGATAGAATACTCCCTCGCCAGCGGGATACGCCACTGCCGCATCAAATGCTGGATAGTTGACCGGAATATTGACCAGACTCTGTAGAGACACAGCCATAGTATACACCGTGGTGTTGATGTTCGTCTGCCCAGTGCCTTGGACAATCTGCGGGATAAACAACGGTAGGTCTTTCTCCGCACCGTCCATCGTAAACCGCACAATAGAAAAGTGGTAATCTTCGGCGTTTTTCAAGATGGGTGCCTCACGGGTCTCGTTGAAGCGCACATACGGGTCTTGGGTCACAATGCCGTTCACCGAATCCGTGGTAGTGTTATTGATAATGTCTGCGTTATAGTAGACATTATCCGGCCTATCTGGTGTTCCGCCGATAAACTGAAGACGGTTCATTCTATAACTTACGACGAGATTATTTGTGAAGTTTCTCCCACGTATATGCGGACACGAAATCATCGGGTGACAGACCGCTGCCTTTAATCATCTTCTGATAGGCGGCCAGTGACATATTGCCGCACGCCAGACGGGTCACACAGTGCCGTCCGCACGTGTTTACACTTGCCTTATCCTTCTGGAATGCGTGTTTGTTGTAATAGACGGGGCGACCACTGGCTCGGAGGAGGCGGGTCAAATCGGGCTGGCTCTCATCCAGTTGCTCCAAGCGTGACCGTGGGATATCGTTCTTCTGTGCGTCGGGTGCCTCTCCGTAGGGGTCAAAGAACTCAATGCCTTTTTTCTTACGGAGCATCGCGCACCAGTGGCCCTCCGTAGGCGAAGTCGTCAAGAATAGGATAATACATCGCCCTTTGCTATCAAAGCATTGGTCAATGGATTTCATACGTTTCAGTTCGGGATACGTCATTATCTTAACATCTCCGAGCAGTTGGCGAATATCACCGTCCGACAGTGGATAGTCGCGGACCTCGCCCATTCCTTCAAAAGACATCTCTCTATAAGGTATAGATAATGAACTACGGGTCCCCCTTAACAAAAGACCAGCGGGCCAAAAAGGAGGAGCCAACAGAAAAGCCCAAGCCGAAGCCCAAAGGCATATCAAAAGCCGTCGCCAAGCAACTTGTTCTACAGACGTGTGAGGAGCATCACTGTCGCTGGATAGAGAGGTATCTGGAAAACCTCGTGGCGACCAACTGCTACCCACCCAAACTGAAGACCAATGAAGCATTCTCCACGCTTAGCGAGTGTTTCACCCCCACGGATGCCCTACGCATTTTGGAGGACATACGCCGAGAGTTCGGCCTACACTTTGGCCACGAAGTGCCGAAAGGCGAGTTTGACTTTCTGCTGGCGGTTCTGCCGGATGGGTGCGAAAAGGACTTACCCTACCCAATGTGAAGGGCGTGAGAGCCAAAACGTAAAGTGTCTGGGGGGTGGGGGGGACCCCCCCTACATAGGAAAACTTAGAGATTTGGCCCTCACGGGCTTCACACATCGCAAGAGAGAGCATCATATTGACCCATTATACCATTCAACCCTCCCCCAAAAATAACAACAATATAGTATAGATGGCAGCCGAAGGCATACTCAAGAAATACCCAGATGACTATCCCGATGATGTGATTGAGATACTCAAGACTATGTCGTTCACGGACGGCAAGTCTATGGTGCTGCTGGGTTCAATGTCCCTCCGCTCTCAGCAGTATGCGGGTGACTATGACGGGTTTGAGCAAGTCAAACTCAAAGAGAAAAGCACAGAGGCCGCGCTGAAGCACCTCGCACACAAGATGAAAGAGAATGTTAAGGCTCTGGGACGGATGAAGTTCGTATACATTGGTGATATCAAGGCGGGGGTCATTGATGAGTGGCGCGTAGTGGACCGTAGCCTCGGACTGGATGCCAAGGGTAAGGTGGAAAACTACTCGGCCGAACATAGCCGCCGCCGCGTTGATGAGATGTTGCGCGGCAAAGTAATAACGGAGAAGGAAGCCAAAGAGACACTGGCCCTACTCAAGCCGCACCTCACTCCCGCTGAGATGTTTGACATCAAGAAGTCCATTAAGTTTCATCTGGTCCGTTGGAAGGTCCCAGAGGTGCTGGCGGGCTATAAGATTCTCCGAGACGGTCGCAAGTATACACTGGAGGAGGCGTTTCACTCGCCCATTATCGCCAAGATGGATGTCATAGCCCTCGTCCAGCAGAACCGCTTTACTGACTTCTCCGCCGTCTACGAGTTCTACAATAACGGCAAAGCACTCAACCCCGACAAGATAGACATCAGCAAGTCACTCAAGGAGGATATCATCTACTACACCCTCAAGAAGAACTACTTCAAGGCACTCAAACGCCAGTTCGCCCTCGCCAAGTTCAAGAATGACTCCGCGGCTATGAAACGGCTCACCCCCATACTTAACTCTGACTTGGGCCGCATCTACCATATCCTCGGTGACGTAGGCACTCTGTTATCATTGTTGGACGAGACGCAGCCTCCACTGCCTCTTGTCCGATACGAGTTGGAGCAGTTCAAGAGCCGTATGTCCAACATCTACACCCTCCCGTCATTCATCAAAGACGAGCATCATATCATAGGTGTGATAGAAGCCGCACTCCGAGCGCCCAAGAAAGAGATGCTCAAGGCACGGCTGGAGGAGATACAGACCGCGCTGGAAAAACATTTGAGTGACGGAGCCAAAAAGGTGGCGACTAAGTAATAATGTAGGCCTACCACGGTATTTACCGACGGCTTTTGCTGGTCGTAGGGTGGCACTCAGAAGTGTCTCATTATATAGTTGGACGGATGACTAAACCGGTTTCTGTAAATATTTTGATGCCAAAGGATAGACAAGATGCCTTCTTTATCCTTTGACAAGATGAAAGGAGCGACCCCGATAGCCATTGTTCGGGGTGGCGAGTATGATAAGCAAGTCCTCTACCTCCACCAAGAGGACCACAAAGGCACGAAGCCCAAGACGGAGATATCGGCGAAGAACTACACTACGGAGTTGCGGGATGTGAAGGCTTCGGAGCGGGTCAAACTGTTGAACCGTCTGTCGGAGGCGCGGGAGAAAGGTATGGCTGCGGACCAGTTAGTGGGCGAGACGGCGTTGGGCAAGGCTCTGTATGACCGCATACTCAGCGACGACTTGAAAAATAAGGCTATTGAACTCCCGGACAACAGCACGTTTGAGATTCTGCCGTCGCCCGACCCTAAGAAGCGCGAGGTTTTTTATATTGCCGGTGCTTCGGGGTCCGGTAAGTCCTACATCGCCAAGGGCATCGCGGAACTCTACAAGAAAATCCACCCCAGCCGCGAGATATACCTCATTAGTAAACTCGGAGAGGACAGCACACTGGACTCTATGAAGCCCCCGCCGAAGCGACTGGACATACAGAGTTTCATTGATGACTATCCAGACTTGGATGAGTTCAAGGAGTGCTGCGTTATTTTTGATGACTATGATACGTTTACCGGGCCGGCGGAAAAAGTTGTCCACAAGTTAATAGATGACCTCGCTACTATGGGTCGCCATACTAACACAACTATGTTATGCTTGTCACATTATCTCACTAACTATAAAAAGACCCGTCTCCTCCTCAACGAAGCCACTCATCTCATCGTTTATCCTATGGCTACTTCTTTTCACGCCTTGGGATATCTACTTAAAACCCACGTCGGAATGACGAAGGATGACTGTAGAGACTTGAAGAAGATGGGCCGCTGGGTATGTATCTTCAAGAACTTCCCCCAGTGGCTTATGTCGGCACACACGGCGCGGATACTCAACCAATAAATCTCTTATAACAGTATAGAATGTCCTCGTTCCCTCTGTGGAGTCCGACAACATCGTATAATACGGGGGACATTGTGTCCTATAGTAACTTACTCTACCAGTGTCTTTTTGACGGCATAGTGGGAGGCTTACCACCAGACCAGAGTCCTAACTGGACGGCATACCCTCCAGCACCCGCGGGTGGCCCTACTGGCCCCACTGGCCCGAGTGGGCCGAGTGGGCCTACTGGACCGAGTGGGCCTACTGGACCGCAAGGCACACAAGGCGCAACTGGCGCTCAAGGGCCGCAAGGCATACAAGGCATACAAGGCGCAACGGGGGCGGATGGGGCAACGGGCGCACAAGGGCCAACGGGCGCGCAAGGCATACAAGGCATACAAGGCGCAACGGGTGCGGACGGAGCAACGGGCGCTCAAGGGCCAACGGGACCGCAAGGCATACAAGGCGCAACGGGTGCGGATGGGGCGACTGGAGCGCAAGGCATACAAGGCGCAACCGGGCCGCAAGGCATACAAGGCGCAACCGGGCCGCAAGGCACACAAGGCATACAAGGCGCAACGGGTGCGGATGGAGCAACGGGCGCACAAGGCATACAAGGCGCGACCGGGCCGCAAGGCATACAAGGCGCAACCGGGCCGCAAGGCATACAAGGCGCAACGGGTGCGCAAGGGTCAACGGGCGCTCAAGGCATACAAGGCCCCACTGGTTCTCAAGGCCCTACTGGACCGTCTGGCCAAATCACGGGCTTATCGCCGACAGAGTGGGGCGACTACATTTACTGGGACGGCACGCAGTGGGCGGTCGGAAAGAATGAGATAAACCTCGGAGCGAATGCGGCAGTATCCACGACATCAACGGACTATGTAGCATTGGGACATAATGCGATGCTCACGACAACGTCTGGTAGTGGTCAAGTGGTGATTGGTGCTAACGCAGCACCGGGTGCGGGGAATAAGTCTGTGTCTATCGGATACAACGCAGCAACGGCGGGGATAGGAAGCCATAGTATTTACATTGGGTCGCCGGCAGACGTAACTCCAGAGACAAACGCAGTCCCCGCCTCTTCTATTATTCTTAATGCCACAAATGACCCTATAGTCACCGGGCCATTCCAAGTCTACGGCGGTCTTTACGCGAAACCGGTGTTCAATCATCCCGGCTCATCTCCCACCTACGGCAGCCCCATAATGGTGTATAATGACACAACGGGGGAAATATGTTATAACACGCAGATTACTACTGACGCTTCCAACAACACCGCCGCCCTCACCGCCATCACTTACGATACGGGACTGGTCACGACGAATGTGGCGAGTCCGCTGGTTGTAGGCACGAACGCCGCGCCCAAGCAACTGACGGTCTACGGCAACGAAACCGTTTCGGGTTACCTCCAGCCCGGTCAGATATACGATGTGTCGGGCAGCCCCGGCACGTCTGGTCAAGTGTTGAGTTCGGATGTCAGTGGTTACCCCAAGTGGATACCGAATGGTGGTGTGGCGTTCTCTTACAATATCTATGTGAGCAATGTGTCGGGCAGTGACACTACCGGGAACGGTCAGATTGGAAACCCCTATCAGACTATCGCTAAAGCCGTCACCGTTGCCAGTCTAATCGCAGAGACAAATCCAGTCATCATCAATCTGGCGTGTGGAACGTATGCTGAAGATGTCGTTGTCAGCCGAAATAATACTTACATTGTAGGCGGTTCAACATCGCTTTCATCGGCAACAAAAGTAAATGGTTCTATGACGTTTGATTTGACGGGTTCGGCATTATCCATCATTGTAGGTGGTATTTCATCGCTACAGATTTACCGCTTTGTTGCTAACAACGCAGCCGCTTTCAGTCAGTCTCTCGTCATTACGGATTGTATCATTGCTCCCGGCGTTTCTGGACTGAACTGCGTCCTCGCTACAGACACTTCGGTAGGCGGAAACTGCGACATTACTATCCAGAACTCGGTAATGTATATTCTGGATACGGTGGGTATGTCCCTCCAGTCTGTGACGGCATCACTCATCAACACGCAAATCACTACTAACCCTTTGGTTGGTAATGTGAATGTATCGTTTGTAGTCACAACCGGAACTGGTCGGGTTAATCTCTTTGGGTCGTCGCTTATTCAACCCTCTACTTCATCGGGTGTAGCACCGCTTGTAGATTTCCAGAACACAACAAGCACCTCCAATACAATGGTCTTCAACTCCTCCATTCTTCAATACACAACCACAACAAGCGATGCGGGAAGTCTTGGAAAGGCGTGTGTGCGTTTCTCCAATGGAGCGGGAGTAACTATGGGGGTATCGGCGGTGAGTCCTTCGTTGAGTATCTATGGTTGCTTCCTCTCTGCCGAAGGTGCGACTACAACAAATGGGTCTGCGGGTCAGTTCGTAGCAATCCAGAAAGCATCGGGTGGCGGACAAGCATATCTCCGTTTCGGCACGAATAATATGTGCGGTTCAACGGCAAACCACATCTCACAAAACATCACAAGGAGTGCGTGGGTGGCTTTGTCGGCGTAAAGTGAGAATGTGTGGACTCTGTAGAATGAGACTGGGCTGGCAGAATGATGCTATCTATTCACGCATTGGGTCTGTGATAACGGTCCGGTTCCCTAACTGGTTCAACGCACAAGTCACTGGAGTGCGGTATTGTAAGGTCACGGGGGATGTGGTGATAAATATGCTTACGCGAGAAATAATGCCCTCTTATCATAGATGGACTTCACCTTCACCGATGCCCTCAAAGCCGGCGGAGCCAGCACCGTCCTCATCCTCATCGTCGGCATTGCCTACAAAGCAATACAAATGATATGTAACCATCGGATAAAGTCGGAGTGCTGCGGTCATAAGGGGTCAATGGGTGTGGAGGTGGAGGTGATGGGGGATACGCCCCCAGACACAAAGAAGGACGCGTTCGTAGTCATCTCAGCGCCAGAGATAAAGGCACAACCCGATAATGAAAAAGCAAAAGAGGATGAGAAATAGGTAGACAAGCATCTATTGGTAGGTTATAATGTCGTGTGAAGTCTGTGAGGGCCATTCCGCAAACTTGTTGGGGGTGGTGGCTTTGGCCGTTTCATTGGAGGACTTTGCGTTTTGGCTCTCACGCCTTTCACGGACCCCTTGACATACCTCACAAATGTAAATATCCACTCCCTTGGGTGTTTCCCACCAACGTAGATACGATGTGGCATCATCGCATCTACGGCACAACGAAACATAGCAGTCTTGGCACTGATAGTCTGACCGGATAGGCACTTCAACCTCACACCGTAGGCATTTGCTCATTGACATAGTATGGTGTGTCTACTTTAGACCCATCTTTAGTGCGAAGTTATTGCGAGTCGGCCCCACGTTCTTAGGGGCATAGACGCGAATGCTCTCGCCATACAGAGTGGGGCGACGGTCGGGTGGCAGAGCCTCAATGCGGGCTGAGAGGGCGCGGAGGCCATCCACGGTCGTAGGTAACTCTGCCTTAGTCCGTGGGAAGCCTTGGGCTGCGGCGAGAGAGTTACGGTGGCTCCTTTCTGTCTGTGTGACATCAACAAACCGGCGACCGTATGCGGGCTGTGCCTCGGCGGCTGCGGGTGGTGCTTGCTGGCCCATCATTTCAAGGTATGCGGCGGGTAGCGGCCCCAGAGGCTCTGCGTTGAGTGCTATGGCATCATCTGCTCTTGCTCGTGCGGGTGGCGCACGGCGGGTGCGCGTATCAAGGGCGGCGTTGGGTATGCCCACGTTGAATGCTTGTGTATCGGGGTCAAAGAAACCGCTGACGGGTGCCGCTTCAACAATAGCGCGGGCCAGAACGGAACCTTCACGGGCGCGGGGCGGCTGAGCATTTAGGTCAACATACGGACCGGCACGGCGACGCACTTCACTGGCGGCCAGTGCTTGCGCGCCCGGCACATTAGCATTGACAGAGTCACCGCTCTCACGCACTTGCTCACCGAAATACGAACCAGAGGCATACCCAAACCGCTGCCGCTCATCGGGGTCAAAGCCAATGTCCGGACCGGATAGCAGTGCTTGTGTAAACTCGCGGCTGGGCGCACCACTGTTGAAGTCATCATTCTCACGCCCCTCGGCATCCATAGCCGTCTGGCGCTGGCTGCCGCGTGGCGCATTCGTGGCCAACTTTGATAGGTCTGGCGCACGTAGGGCCTTGCTGAACTGTAGGGTAATGACTGCGTTCTTGCTGATGGCCAGACGTTCTTCGGGACTGCGGTTGATATTCTCGGCGGCCGTCATTATCACGAGATACTTGCGAATCTTATCAAACAGCACTTGGAGTGTAAGCCCCACTTGTGCGTCCTCGGGCTGCTGGTCAACGAAATCGGGGTCCAAGTAACTCGCCAGTAGATTGACGATGTTATCCACTTTGCTCATAATGTCCTTCAACTCATCGGCACCGGCGGACGGCGCAATGCGGAACAGCAACTGTAGCGCACGCGTAGAGTCGCTGTATGTGAAGCGGGTGAGTCCCTCGGCAGAGGCAGAGCCGGGCTGGTCGCCGACTTTGGGCTGGCCAGCCATAAGCGCGTCAATAATCTGCTGGAGTTGGAGGTTGAGTTCAATGGATGTAGATTCGGGGACGGCACCCAAAGCACCAGACGGTATCTGCTGCGTAGAAGCCATAGTGGGTGGCGCGCCAGAAATACCATCCATAGGCATAGCACCCAGAAACTCTTGTCTGGCTGCGGAGATATTGTTGAGTTGTCCAATGCGTGCCATAAGTTTGGCTTTGCCGTAGGCTTGGCCCTCGGCGGAGCGTAGCACACCACCCACGAGACCACCGCCACGACGGGGGATATTCGCGAACGAGTCCAGACTAAGGGCATCCGCGATATGGAAGGGGGCTTGACGATAGTCTTGGCGCGCAGAGTAAGGCTGCGTATCACCGAAGGAAGGATTCGCGAAGTGACGCTGCGACAACTGTGGCTGAGGATAGTCAAGCAGACCGTGAGCCGCTACATTGGCACGGGCGGCCGAGTTGACCGTAGACTGGACTTTGGCGCGAGCCATATAATGCGCATCACGCATCTTCTGCTGGTGCCACTGTGACTGGAAGTCCTCGCCGACCGGAGGGTGCGAGATAGGACGGACAATGGACGGATACAGAGCGAGTTTACGACCCGACTTAGAATACTTTTTAGAGAACACCGCGGGGAATGTTATCTGGACGTTGCCTTTTGGAATGAGGCCGCCCAACGCTGGTGTCCCCGACATTCTATACTCACCGCTCACAATATTATTGTGGGCGGTAAATAAATCGCTATTTTGGATATGATGGGTCAGTAGGTTTTACCTAATATAGCCCGTGCGCTTTAACGTATTTGGAGGCCTCAATCATCTTCATCCCCTTCTCGGCCATAACCTTCTTGACTATGTCGGCACGCTTACGGCGGCCATCGTTCGGCCCAGCGGGCGCACGGCGACGGCGACCGCTGCCTTCGGTGGCACCGGTCTTACTGGCATTGCCGTGGCCGAGGAGGCCCAGCACATCGGCTACGCCTTGGCCGGCGTTCGGGTGACCCGCCAACTTGCCGATAGTGGGGGCTACAGCCTTCGCAATCGGGGCGAGTTTATTGACCCAGTCCATAAAGCCGCCGCCAGACAGACCGTCGGAGCATTCCAGTCCCTCGCCATCATCGTGATGCTTACCCAGACCCACGGCACCCATAATGCCACTGGCGGCCGCACCTTCGGGGCCGAGCATAGGCAGCAGACTCTTGGCTACGCCAGCCACGGGGCGCACCACGCTCATAAAGCCATCGGCGAAGTCGGACCAGAAGCCGGCACCGTGGAGGCCTCGGATGTGTTGGCTCAACTTAACACCCATAGCGTGGCCCTTGGACTTACGCCGACCGTGACCCGCCTCACCGAGTTTACGTCCAGCCCCTACAACCCGCTGCTGTCCGTGGCCATCTTGGCCGAGCATAAGCGACCCGCCACGCATCTCATCGTCGGAGTCCGAAGAGCCATCGCTCAGACTGTCACTGTCACCGCCTCCACGGTATCGCGATACGCCCATAGACGGCAGCGACGAGCCACCCGCGAGTTTACCTACCGGATTACGGCGGCGCGCACCCTTCACATCAGCGCGTATTGCGGCACGGTCAAATGCGACATCACGGGCGTTCATTTACTGGGGGCCAATATTTTAAATGAGCGGCGTTAAATGGCTATACGGGATATGGACGACGGTGCTGGGGCCATTGTAGCAGTCGGGACGGTTTCCACGCTGAAACTCGCCTACGTCAAACGAATCAAACAACGCCTTATCATACTGAATGTAGAATAGTCCATCGGTGTAGGCATAGACAAAATAATACTTTTTTGCCGGGTCAGAGCAAAAGTTAATCTTGTTGCGACCGATGATGGCCGTAGGGTATTGGTTGTGGCGTATGCGACGGGTCTTGAGTTCCACCCATACGGTCTTACCTTCATTACAGAAGTCCATAAGACTGTAACCGCCTTGACGCTGGAGCGGCTCAGCCAAAAAGTTTTGTATTTTGTTTTGTATGTTTTGTTCGCTCGCTTCGCCGAATGTAATATCTTCTATTTGTGTAGCCATTTAGATTGGACCCGGGATATCTTTACTTGTTTTTATACGCGTTTTATATATTTTTCTATTTACTCATCGGCCTCCTCATCGGCCTCCTCATCGGCCTCCTCATCCGCCTCCTCCTCGTCCTCATCTGGCTCATAATGCTCGTGGCACGTGTCGCAGTGGAATGACTCACCGTCAAAGAAGCCCTTGCCCTTGGCCACCGGCTCCTCGCAGCCGTCGCACGCAATCATCGGCGGCGGCTTCTTGACTACGGGGGCCATAGGCGCTGGCTCCACGGCCATAGACCCGTGTTCAACGTCCACGGTTATCTTAGCCTTGACGGCCGCCTCGCGTATGACGCGCGCCTCGTTGGTCTCGGCACGCTTCTTCTGGAACTCCGTCTTAGTCCGCTTCGTAGCCAAGCCCTTAGCCTTGCGCTCCTTAGCCCGCACGCTGGCCTCGGCACGGATTTTCTTCTGATGGAGCGCCAACTTGACTATAGGCTCCATAGTCGCGACCTTGACGCGGAGGGCCGCTATCTCGTCGTGCGTCACGCCCGCTACGGTGATACCCTTTTCGGCCTTGAGTGCGCGGACCTCCTCGCGCAGCGTAGCGACGGTATGCTTCTCCGCGAGCAACTCCTCGTCGCGCTCCTTAACCAGTGCCACCATCGTCTGGAACTCTGCGTCGCGCACGCGGACCGCCGCCTTACTGTGTGCCACCATCATACGCTTGATGTTACAGTCAGCCACACGGACGGCCCCCTCGGCCTCCACACGCGCCTCCATCGCGGCGATATACGCAGTCGTATCATCGCCCGCCTTGGCCGCCTCGCACGCCGTAATGGCCGCACGCACATTGTCCATAGCCACCTTACGCTTCTCCTCGTATGCTGCTTGCGTCATACCGGACATACTGCTTTGTGATGAAACCGTCTTTTTGGTATCGTCACACGGGGGGGAGGGGTGGGCAAATACCGCGTCAACTTTTTCCTCGGGGGTCACTGGCTCACTGAAAGCGCTTGAGTTAAGATGAAACCGTCTTTGGTCTCGTCGTGGCTCACAGTCTGGGGGGGTGGGCAAATACCCCGTCAACTTTTTCCCGCCTTAGACCGGTCGGCCCATTAGACCGAAAAAAGTTGACGGGGGTCGGCGACCCCTCCCCCCCCCCCCCC